TGTAAATGAGTTAAAGACAAGAGTCGGAGAAACCGGCCTAAGCGAGAGAACTTTTAATGAGGTAGCGCAGACTGTTCTGCCGATGTTCGCAGATGACAGCAAGATTACGGATGACACATGGAAGATGCCCGTGACGATGCTCAAGTCAGTAAGCGGGCAGTACAATGCCGACAAGAAAGACTGGATTCTGAAGGAGAAACAAGCTCTGGAGGAAAACGACAAGACGGCACGCGAGAAGTGGCAGAACGATTTCAAGGCGCAGTGGGCAAAAGACCATTCGACCCCCACACCAACTCCTACACCTACCCCAACGCCAACGCCCAAGCCTAACGATGGCGGCGACGCTACGCAGAAGGCTATTGAGGCTGCACTGGAGGGTTACAATAAGAAGTTGTTCGGAGAGGATGGCAAGAGCGGACTAATCGGTTCGCAGCTCGCATCCACGAGTGAGTTCATCAAACAATCCAATGCCAACGCAAGAGAGGCTAAGATCAGTGCCATGCGCAAAGAGCTTAAAGACTATCTCTTGAGCAAGGATGCAAACGGAGAACCCGTAATCAACCTCGCCGTGAAAGAGATGCAGCTTGACGAGAACACAGACATCGACAAAGCGAAACTGGACGTGGAGAAGTCTTTCGAGGCTAAGTACAAGGAGTTTTACGGAGACGGAGCAAAGCCTTATGGCGGTAGTTCCGCTGGTGGTAGAACGGGAGGTACGGATGCCAACATGAAGGCTTACATCGAGAGCAAGAAAGCAGCTCTTGAGAAAGAGGCACAAGCAGCCGAGAACTTGCGCAAAAAGTTCAAGTAGGAAAGTTTTAACAATTAATTCATTCATGTATGATTACAGGTAGTTTTGACCAAGGCATCAGCTTCTCAACAAAGTTTGGTGGTGTCCGCAGGGTCTTTGAGCAGAAGCCTGAGGTCGCTTACGGTGGTTTTAAGTTCAACCTTGAAGACCTCCCAACGGCAGGTCAGGTTCTCCCCGCAGGTGCTCCTGTCTACTGTGATGAGGACAAGCGTACTATCACCCCTATCTATACCGCAACGGTTAAGGAGGTGGCTGAGACGGTTGTCACTTTCGCAAAGGAGTCTTGGGGTGTGCCCTTGAAGGAGGGTATGATCACTTCCGATGGCAGCACTATCACTGGCATCGAGATTAGTGACAGTGTTTACAAGGTCACTCTTGACAAGGCATCCGCATCCGCTACAAAGGGTGCAGTGGTGACTTTCTTCCCGAAGAGTGTCGGTTCTACCGGCGTAAAAGCCAATGCACTTCTCTACGGAGATGTATGCCTTGGCAAGTACGCTCAGTGGGCAAACGGAGACGGTGTATGGTTCGGTATCATGCTGGCTCGCCGCACGTTCCCTCTCACCGATGCAATCAAGACTCAGCTTCTGAACGCTGGTTGCTTCGTTCATCTTAGTTATCGCAAGTAAAGAAGGAGGAATAAATTATGAGAGACGTTTCATTGTACAGCCTTAACGACCTTCGTCGTTATGTTGACGCTGAGAACTTCGGCCTTCTTCTGAATGCCGCTAACGAGAAATACAACCGCGCTATCTGGCGTGACTATGCCGATTGGGGCACACCGTCTGACAGCCGCGAGTGGGTACAGGGACAGAAGGAGAGTCCTATCCTTGCACGTGCATCAGTGCTCTCCGCTCATGGTAACAAGCCACAGCGCAGCACGACTGGATGGCACACCTATTCGGGCTCTATCCCTAAGATCGGTCACGGCTTCTCCATTGACGAGGATGACCTCTTCAAGCTCCGTGAGGCTTCCAAGCTCCAGAGCGTGCCTTTCGGCTACCTCGTAGTAGACAGCCTCGTGCAGAACTCAAGCAACATGCTCGGCGGTATCCACAACGAGGTATCCCGCATGCTTCTTCAGGCTATGTCTACGGGTGCTATATCTGACGCTTCTGTGGACGGCACATCTTTCGACTTCAAGTTCCCGATTGACGCAAAGCACTTCATGGGTGTTTCCGCCAACTGGTTCACTGTTGCCAAGGATGGCACGCTCACTGCAAACGCAGACGCAGACCCCGTGAACGACCTCATCGACGAGCAGAAGTATATCACTGACGTGCTTCAGCTTCAGGTTGACCACTGGAAGATGAGCAAGAAGCTCTATGACGCTATGCTTATGCACCCGAAGGTTATCAGCCGTTGCGTTGCACGCGCCGAGTACCGTAACACCACTGACAGTGTTATCAAAAACCTCCTTCTCACCAACGAAGAGAAGATGGCCGTTCTGCATGGTCTTGGTGTATGGCCTTTCGATGTTATCGACTTCAAGACTGTTCACGAGGAGGATGGCGTTGCCGTTCCAGACTCTGACCCGTTTGACGTTCACAACATCGTGGCTTCTTACAGCGGTTCCAAGCCGTTCACCATCAAATGCACGAACTCTATCTTTAAGGATAGAATCGCAGCAGGCCCGACGGCAAGCAGCACTCTGTACTCTTTCGTTGAGGACAGAATTGGCGTGCTGAACACATGGCAGGAGCGTCCTGTGGAGAACATCGTGGACTTCGAGCTCTATGCAGCCCCCGTCTACCGTGACATCCATAACCTCGCATTCCTCACTGTGTGCAAGGACGCGTAAACTTAGTGTAACAGAGAATAGGACAACAGCGACATGGATAGTAAGGAAAATAGCAACGACACAAGTCTGACGGCTAAGAGGTACTTACAGGCAAAGGTAAACGCTACCATACCCGAAGATACCCTTATGGCTGTAATGGCAGACCGAGGCATCAACCCAGAGGCTGAGTATGCCGACCTCACGGAGAAAGACCGTGACTTGTGTCTCGCTGACTTGTACGTCTATTTATCCTTACAGCCAACACAAACGGAAAAGAAGACGGATACCGACGCTGACTGGTCACACAGTGAGGGCGGTACCGTCTATTCCGCTAACGTCTTGAACGGGTATCTGAGACTCGCTAACGCTATCTACGCCAAGTACGGGCTTACGCAAGTAGGCAGTAACAAGTGGGGTATGAGAGGCGGCGGTTTCTGCAATATCCGCAACTATGGTGACAGATTGATGAGATAAGGCTATGGCTATCGAAAATCCACGTTTCCCGCATACTTGTACTATCACACGCAAAGGTGCATCATCTGACCCGATGGAGGATGAAGGTGCTGATAAGGTGATATACGAGGGAGAATGCAGAGGCTCTGACAAGAACACCACATCCATGAATGGAGAGGTGATAACAACGAACAGGCTACTGTCGTTGCCTAAGAGCCTCAAGGAATGGACTGAGGATGATATTCCTCAAGAGGGTGATAAGTTAGTCATCAACTACGGGCCTTATACTGAGACTGGAGAAATCATAGACAGACGTCCGGCTAACTTCCACGGCTCGCACTTCATCTGGAGGCATGTCAAGAGTTGACAAAGAGATAGCTGATGCGCTCAAAGGTTTTCAAAAGAGTATCTATGAGCAAGTAAGACAAAAGGTGTACGTTTTCGCGCGTGACCTTGTTGTTCAAGCTATCGTAGAGAGGCAGAACTATCCCGGCAAGCATAACTTCACGGGCAACCTCATAAACTCTATCACAGTATGTGTCTATGAAGACGGAAAACCTGATGTAGCATACTACGGAGGTCAGTACGTTCCTCAAGCCATACGTTTCAAGATGACAGCTCCAAGACACTACCACTTCACGCATGATTACGATGGGGATGAAAGTAACTACGACCCCGAAGTAAAGACAAACGAAGGATGGGGTGTGGATGATGCGAGAGAGTTCTTCCAAGAGTACAGACCACAAGGAAACTCCAAGTTCTGCATAGTGGTAGCCTATCCTACCGAGTATGCAAACTTCGTGGAAAATCTGAGACATACGACTGGTTTTACAGGAACGTATGTGTACGCAAGGAAGTGGGGAGTGAGGATGCTGAGTTTACCTATCGACTACAGTTACGGAGCA